TTGCCAGTCCAGACATCCCTGAAGTGCCCATGCCATGATTCCATCGCGCTCGGCCAGGAGCTTTTGCTGCAAGTTCTTGTCACGCCTTTCGGGAGGGATCGTTACCGTGAAAGGAATCAAATGCAGCCTACGTTTCATCGCCTCATCGATGTTGCGAATTGCTGGTTTGTGATTCCCTGCGCAAAAGAGCTTGAATTGCGGGAAGAACTCGAAGAAGTCCTTACGCATGAATCGAGCCGAAATCTTGTCGCCACCAGTCAGGCTTTTGATCTTTGACTCTGCCCAACGGCGACCCTGCTCCGTTTCACCTGCAGACACATACCGAGCACCCCTGAGACCTGCCATGTCCGTTGGGTGGCGATCGGTGCGACTTTCCATGAACGTATCCATGGGTGCATTGGCTGCATAGTCGCCCATGATCGTGGCCAGGGTGTTGGTAAAGACTGACTTTCCATTTGCCCCAGTCCCATACAGGAAGAAAATTGCATGCTCTTGGGTTGATCCAGTAAGGGCGTACCCGGCCATCCTTTGGAGGTAAGCCTGCAACTCTTTGTTACCACCAGTCACCTCGTTGAGGAATTGCTTCCAAACCGGACAATCTCCAGATGGGCTGGCCGTCGTGATCTTGGTCATTCGATCTAAGCGGTCATGAGGGCGTTTGTGTCCAGACTTCAGATTCACGACACCTTCAGGGGTGTTGAGTAGCCAAATATCTGCATCCCACTCTTCTGCAGTCGAGGCGTGTCGGCGATCCGAGCGAGCGAGTCGCTCCAGTCCCGCAACAGTTCCGCTACTGGCCAATCGGGCCGACAGTCGATGGGAGTCGGCTTTCAGAGCTGCCTCTCGGCAAATCTGTCGCATCAGATGGTTTGCAGCCAGTGTTTCCTCAACTTGCCAGCGTTTGCCAGTCCAGAAGACCCACTTGCCCCAGGTCGCGACGTAGCGCCAATCCTGACCGTAGCGGGTCGAGAAAGTCAGTGCCAAAGCATCTTCAGTGGCCCAAACCGACTGGTCAGTGATTTCCTCAACGACTGGTTCGAAGTCAGCGACCGCAGCTTGGAGCTGCAACCGCTCTCCATGCGAAAGAAACTCATGAATGTCAAAACCGTCAGCGAGCGCGTCTGCAGCATCCCATCCATCAGGCTCTCCCTGAGGATGCTCAGGAGTGGGTTGCGTCGGTGGGATAAGTACGGCACAAGTCGCTGCACCCGCAGCCATCACAGCCTCGGAGGCATGCATTGCATATTCCCAGCCTGGTTTGTCCCGATCCGGCCAGATCAATACGCGCTTTCCGGTCAAAGGAGTCCAGTCCGTTTTGTTCACAGGCGCGTTTGCACCATGCATGGCCGTAGTGGCGCACACGCCCAAGTCGATCAGTGTTTGAGCGCACTTTTCTCCTTCAACCAGGACAACGGTGTCTGCATTTGCAATCCCTGGCTGATTGAATAATGGGCGAGGATCAGGAGGCGCTAGCTTTCTGCGCTTTGCGTCCCAAGGCCTGAATTCCTTCCGACCAGGCTCAGGGTCATATCGGTATACGCAAGCGATGAGTGTGCCGTCTGCAGAAAAGTAATCCCACTTTGCCGTTGCAGGTCCAAGGTCATCAATCAATACGTTGGACTTCTTTCGGGCAGGTCGTTGAATCAATGGTCGACCAAGGAGCTCTCGAGACGCATTGAGTACTTCAGCAAAGTCAACTTGTGAAGATAGGCCCGTGTGCGCCGCAATCAGATCAAAGACATCACCGCCGTGGCCAGTAGCTCTATCGATCCAAAGACCTGCACGATCGCCATCAAGTTCGACCTCCAGACTTCGACCAGGACTCCCCAAGATATCCCCAACCACGAACTTCCCATGGACTACTTTGCCAGCAGGCATGATCGAGAACAGAACAGACTCGATGCGTGTAACTAGCTCATGGCGAATGGTGTCCCGATCTGAGTCATGAGGGATTGAGGATGCGCCAGCTTCATCGTCATTGAAATCAAGCATGTGCACCTCCCAACCCTCTGAAGTCGACGGGCAAAAAACCTCCTTTGATGGCAATTTCACGCACGAAATCCGCAGAAATACCGACGCGTTCAGACCAGAGGCTTAGTCGGTCATCTTTGAAAAACTTGCATGCTTCTCGCCGCAAATGTTCAGACGGCGCGTTCAGATCAATGAAGCCTTGCTTAATCACGGCAACGATCAATCGCGTCTCGGGCGAAACAAATTCAACGTGACGCATCAGCAGTCTTTCGACCAGTGAGGCAGAGATCAGTGGCTTGGCGCGAGCGAGAGTGCAAGCCTTCTTGGGAGTGGATGCTTTATTTGCACTGCCTGTCATTGAGGCACTCCCATCGAAATTTCCTGTGGACCGTTCCAGCAGCGGTTGCTCCACGAGCAAGACCTGCACTCATAAAAGGTTTGTTGGCTTGCGATGCGTGGAAGTAGTTCGCCCGCAGTGGTTGCCTGAAGCACGTTTACAGCGCGGTCTGACATACGCTGAGCCAAGGCGGCATTGAAGGGAACAAGCTCACACCAAACCTCTTGGGTGTCTTTGTTAACGGCAGTGAACAAGGCCGGATTGGAGGAAATTCCGGGCACGCTTGGCTCCATGTAGGCTTGATAGATGGCCATTTGCGCTGCATAAATTGGTTTAGATGCCTCGACACCTTTTTTGGCGGTTTCCTTCCAGTTCTTGTCGTTCATCGTCTTGCACTCCCAAAGCATGGGGAATGTCAGATCAAGCTCTGTGGGGGCTCCGGCAAGAATCCCGTCGACGTGACCTTTGATCTTTCCGCCAGCGACAGAAAAACCAAATTGATGCCCGTCTTGTTTTCGGGTGTACAGATCAAATCCAGCTGCTCTCAGCCAATTAATGACAAGGTCCTCAAGGGCGTGCCCAACATCAAAGACGCGCAAGATCCGGCCAGGAAAATCTCCATCCTCATCCTTCGGCGTGTTGGTGAACTCGAATTGAAGTGCTCTCTCGCAGGAAACCCCAAGACGAGATGCGCCGAGATAGGAGCGCTTGGGCTGTTTGCCTCGCTCACGCTGAATAGACGCATCAAGTAGTGCGCTAACTCGTTCATGAAATTTTGGTTGGTGGTTTAGGTCAATCATTTGTTCTTGTTCCTTTGACTTGTAGGTGTCATTGACGAGATTGGCGCTCGGCAAGACGCTCGAAATAAATGCGTTCGCGTTCAGCTTGTTCCTCGTGTTTGGCGAGCATCGAGGCTTGATAGGCATCGATGACAACCTCAATCAGGCGAAGAACTTCAGCTTTGCTGTATTGAGAGAAAGGTCGCTCCATCCCAATGGAACTCACGAATTCCCCCAATGGGAGGAGCGCTGAGTGCATGGACTCGGTTTCCATTTCAGATGGATCAATCACACCGGCCTCCGTGCAGTCGGTGAGTTTTTTCATGGATTTTGAAAAGGCCTCTTGGCACCGACGACTGCAAAACACCCAACGATGGCTGTACCGCATCGGGTCGGATCGTTTGAGCTTCGGATTGAAGTAGCCGTAACCTTTTGCTTGTCTGGAGCAGATATGACATTTCACGCAGCCTCCAGTTGTGGGTTCATTTGAGAGTCATTGGCTGCATTGACTAGACGACGAATGGCAGACTTGTTGAACATGAAAGTCAGCAAGGCAGAGGCTTGATATCGAGTCAAACCGTAATCAGCTCGGAACTCCACTGGGAGGTACTTGAGTTGCCCGGCTGTTGGCGGTTCGTTGAGCCAGCGTTTGGTCTTGTGGGCGGCGTCATCGCTTTCGTTGTTGTTGAGCCAGTCATTTGCCTGAGCCAGACAAATACTTCGCTCACCAACACCCAGCAAGCGTGAGCCGCCTTTTTCAACCCCACCCACTGCGTACCAGCGCCCGCTTAGGAAGAAGACTCCTGCCCAAGCAATAAAGCCTGTCGCAAGCAAGGCGCAGTCATCGCCGAAGAGATCGCACCACGAGAAATTCGATCTCTTGAGAAGATCAATCTCAGTCATCACGAAGTCGCTGAGTCCCGATCCGTTGTCTTTTTCGGTACTCGAGAATTCATGCCCGCAGATCGGACACTCGTGACAACCAAGTGGAATCTCGGCATCACACTCAGGGCAAGTCTTCTGTGGCGCATCTCCCTGGGCGTCATATCCATTTAGATCTACTTCTTGCTCAAGACTTCCGTGTTTGAGAGACGCAGTGCCAAAGTCAAGAACGATGCAGTCAGATTTGACGAGGCCAGGATGCTCATTCGGATCAACAACACGAAGTCCACGCCCAATCATTTGGATCAGAGTTGACTTGTATGAGCTTGGTCTCAGCAACACGACACAGGCTGTTGGGGTGAAGTCGTAACCTTCAGTCAGGATCGCCACATTCACCAGTACTTGGGTTTGACCATGCTCGAAACGATCAAGTACGACAGAGCGTTCTGTTGCGCTCATTTCGCCGTAAATCACGACTGCATTCACCCCGTCTTTCAAAAAGGCAGTGCAAACTGCACGCGCATGTTCAACGGTTGCAGCGAATGCGATGGTTTTTCTTCCTGCTGCTTTCTCTTTCCAGTGCTTTACGACAGACTCGTTCACTGGGGACGTGTTCATGATGGAGGCGACTTGCTCCATGTCGTAGTCCGAAGCAAGTTTCCTGACTCCGTCTAGCGCAGATTGCGTGCCGACATCGATCACAAAGGTACGGGGAGTGACCAGATGACCTGAACGGATTAGTTCCCCAAGTCTGATCTGATCAGCCACGTTTGTGAAAACTTCTCGAAGGCCTTTGCCATCACCCCGGTTCGGAGTAGCCGTGACGCCAAAGATCAATGCGTTCGGGTTTTTATCCCGCACCTGATCAATGACCGCGCGGTATGTCGGTGCCGCACAGTGATGCGCCTCATCAATTACCAGCAAATCAAGTCGTGGGATGTCAGAGACATTTCGAGCCAACGTCTGAACCATGCCAAACGTGACCTGGCCATCCCAAGACTTCTCCCGTGAGTCAAAGACCGAGGTCTTGATTCGCGGATTCACTTTGGAGAACTTGTCACGGTTCTGGCTGGTCAGAACGTCACGATGAGCTATGACGCATGCCTTTGCATCAGGCATAGACAGCAGCTCACCTGCTGTTCCTGAGAGGCAGATTGTTTTTCCCGCCCCCGTGGGGGCGACGCCAAGCGTGTTCCCGTGTGCCTTGAGGGCACTGACACACCGAGAGACAAAGTCTCTCTGACGGGGGCGAAGAATCATGATGCCCCCTTACTTGGCCCAGGCGGGCATCGAAAAGCCATTCGAGCTAGGCTGAACAGCTTGAGTCGGAGAAGATTGAGGGACAGGCGCTTGAGCGGTTGGAGTGCCACCCATCACACTTGCGTACTCTTTGTGATCGGGTTGGATTACCGCCTTGATCACGTTGCGCTCTTCGTTGTTTTGGTCCTTTTCGATCTCCACCTTGGCGGCGAATGTCAGGCCATCCAGATCGCCGAATCCACGAATACGCCGTGCGTTTTGTGCCTGCTGTGAGTTGTCTGCCGGGTGTATGCCGCGAGCGGAATTGAGCATTGCCCGTAGGAAGCTACGACCAATGTTTGCCCATTCCGGACCCTTTGAGCTGTGCAATCCAATCAGACCAAAAATCACTCGCTTGGCGTACTGACCTTCGACGATTGTGTATTTGACGTTGAGGTAGATGGCACCAGTCTTGTCCGAGCGCGTTGCATATCCACCAACCCAACCGTGGTTGGTATCGTCATAACCACCGGGACGAATGCTGGCGATAACTTTGACGATTGATTTGTGAGGAATCAGTGCGAATTCGCGTTGATCTTCTGCGTCGTTGAAATCCGACCAAGCGGCATTTGGTGAGTAGCTGTTCATTTGGAATTCCCTTTTTCGATTTGTTGTTGCCGGGGGCTGGTGATCTTTG